ACCCTTTCCTAGCAAACAAAAAGCCCTCGCCGTAACTGGCGGGGGCTTCTTGCTAGCACTCAACAGGCGGGCGCCTGTCAGTACTCAAATCATAACACTATCCTCCGGTACTGTAAAATCCCTTACCCTTGAAGGTGATAGAGGGCGAGTCCCACTTACGCACCATAGTTATGTGGCACACAAAGCAAGAAGGATTGCGTGGCTCCTCGTGGATAGAACGCTCAATGGTTAGCACTTCATTACAATCAGGGCAACGATAGTCATACTGCATCTTTAATAAACTTCTTTCTAATTGAAAAGGCTGTGCCTTTCCAGTTAGCACGCCAAACATCAAGCTCTTCTGCTGGTATGTCAAGAATAGTGTGGTCACACATCCACTCAAGGTATGCAGCGATCTCTTCAGCTGTTTGGTTTTTTATTTCTTGATCTGTCATAGTTGTACCGCCTCTTCTATGGGTAGATAACCTACTAACTTGCTGATCTTATTAGAACGTGAGAACTCAGTAGTTGCTGGCATCCAGTGGCTCACCCACTCTGGCTCTGGTACATCCATCAAGTCAAAAGAAAAGACACCTTGCGGTGTCGAGTTGATGTAGTAAGGGATAAGATCTCGCTCTGCTGCCTGGGTTATCAGCTTGCGATACTTCATCTCCTCTATCAGTAGCGTGGGATAGTGGGTATGCCTACACTTTAACTCTATGTAATGGCCTGCTTGGTGTGAGATGCAGTCGAAGGCATCATAGATGCCCGGTGCTTTCTCAAGGTCAGGGTAGAAACCCTCACGCAAGAAAGTAAAGAGTAAATCCTCGTTCATTGCCACGGTGACACCCCACCTAGATTATCCTGCAATCTACGCAAAGACTTCTCACATCTGCGATCTGCAGTAGAGATAGCACACTCAAGTACCTCAGCTAGTTGTTGCAGCGTGTAGTTCTCGTGGTAGCGGAAGCGAAGCAAGGTCTGATCCTCTACATCTAATTGAAGGTAACCCTTCTTGATGTCAATAAGACTTGCCAATAGGTTGCCACCTTCTGATGGTGATGACCTACCCTTGGGTTGTCCATCCTGAATCATCTGCTGTACCTGCTCTAGTACTGTGCCATCAATGATGGATGCAATAACAAAGGGTAGTAGCTGACCTAAAGTAAATGACTCGTAGTACACCTCATCTGTGGTGTTGTAGCCAGACTTGATAGCCTTCTCTTTGCGAGCATAGCGTTCTGCTACACGTCTCATCTGCCAGGCTATGCGCTGCTCATTGTGCCTGCGTCGCTCTTCGATAGGCTCCATTAGATCAGTTGTATGATCTTCTACTCTAGTCATAGCCCAAGCCATCAACTCCTGCTTGATGTCGTCCTTCTCCACGTGTTTGTTATACCTACGATAGATAGTGTTGGCAACGCTAGGTACCAAGTCATAGATTACTGGGTGTAGTTCAGTCATTATCCTGCACTTCTGGCCATACGCCATCGAGTACCATCATTGCAATAGCTGAGTAGTTCAGTAGATCTAAGAAGGAATCACGCAAGGACTCATTGCTTGGCTTAACGCCAGAGTCTAGTAGGTTATTGATGCGAGCTATCTTGTCCCACATACGTACACGCAGACCATTAAGTGGTCCACCTGGTGAGTGAGCAATGTTCTTTGGGCCGTAGTCGTGATGCTTACGCACCAGCAGGTTACCTGCTTGATCCATAATGCGCCAGACATCTGCAATGAATGCCTCGTCTACCTTGCCGGGGTCGGACGCACTAACAAAGTCTCGGTTTCCATATTGATCTCTAGGATCTGAAAGCCCATATGCTGCAAAATCTGTACCATCTGTAACCATTCAGCCTTATCCAATCTGCTCACCTACCAGCAAAGCACGTGTGGCATCTGCCCCGTGTGCTAGGTAGTAGTCATTGATATCCATACCTGGTGGTAGTGTAACAATAACTGAGTTCATTACCTCGTTAGCAACACGCTTAGCAAACTCAGCACCAGGGTTAGACCCATCCTCTTTCACATCATTGTCACCTACTACATAGATAGTTTCATACCCCGCAAATAGCTTGGGAAAGTGTGGCTTCCAAGCAGCAACACCAGGTACACCTACTGCTGGTATGCCTAGTTCACCGCTAGTAACAATGGCATCTAGTTCACCTTCACATACAACGATGTGTGGTGAGTCAACAGTAATATCGCAGACGTTATACAGGTGTGCCTTCTGCCCAGTAGGACTACCATACTTAGGTTTGCCATCATCTAATCGTCTAAACTTAAAGCCAACACAACCACCAGAAGCGGTGATGTATGGGATGGATAGCCACCCTTCATACATCTCGTGACCATTGATAGGTTCAGTTATGCTTCCTAATTGGAAGCGCCCTGCTACCTCTTCAGAGATCCCACGTACGCTTAGGACGGCTAGAGCCTCTGGACTTATTGCCTGTGCGTATTGCTGCGCCGCTTCCAGCAGCAATTTCGACTGCACGTTTGAGGCCATCATTAAACTCCAAGTTCTCTAGTATGCACACTAAGTTAGCTGCATTGCCACCCTTACCGCAGGTGTGGCAGTAGTACAGGTTGTCATAGGTATTGATAACGGCAGACCTGCGACTGTCGCTATGCAAGCAGCATCGAACCGATACGCTCTTGCCTTCTCTTACTTCACCACCAAAGTGTAAAACAATGGGACCTATGGGGATTGAGTTTGCATCAACGGCACCTTTGAATCGTCCCGCTTTACGTACCCTGGACCAGTCTTGTGCTGGCATACGCACCCCTTAAAGTCGCACTTGTCGTGCCACTTGGTGGCACGCTTGTAGTGGCTGTCCCTGTTCTCTGCTCCGCCTCTAAGACAGTTCTGGCAAATCATCTTTGGCTTCTTCTGTAGTTGAAACTTCAACCACTTCTTCTACTACTGGTACTAGAATTTCTGTTGTGGTAATTACGCCTTCTGGTACTGGCATTTATTTAACCTTTCTAATTGAGTATTGTTCACCATCAACGATGATGATTGTTTCGTGCACACCTTTTGCGTCTACTAAAACTCCTGCTTTAATAAGGACACCTTGCAGCACACTAATCTTCTGCTCTAGTCTTTCGATCTGCCACTTCCAAGCCACATTGTTTTCAATGTAGTTCATCTGTTTAAGCAGATCCTTCTTGGTATGAATCATTGCTTCTCCTTCAGCCATTGGTTCAGATCTTGTATGACCCAGGCTTTATCTATTCCAGCGTTGCGACGCTTAACTACAACGTAATGCAGTGGGACTTCCCCAAGGCCACGTGCATTTGAATAGTTAAGCGCCTCAACCTCTGCTTCTCTCCAGAACTCAGGCAGGGAAAGCGTCTGCCTGTTCTTGAGTTCAAGGATATAGGTTTCTCCTGCGATAACAGTAACGATGTCGCCCTCATCCTTTGCCCCAGCTTTAGACAAACGTTCCGCGAGTACGCCTTTACCGCGTAGCCACTTCATTACATCTGTCTCAAACTGAGAACCTTTAGTCTTGTTGTACTGACTCATCTACCAATACAACCTTGTTGATCTTGTAGACAATTTCACCAGACTCATATTTAACTAATTCGACAACACCAGATTGAAGTAATGCACCAACAAAGTTGGTTACATCTATCTTAAGTGCATCTAGTTCTGTACGCAGTGCATCTATCTTGAGATTATCTCTGTATTTGTTTGTTAATTCTTCAGACATTATACCCTCCTTGGTATCCTGCAATCGCATCTTTCCTTAACATCCAACCAAACTCGTTTTGGTCCGATATCTGTACTGCTGCATAGTTTACTAGAAGCTGTGCATATTTCTTGCCATCTGCTGTGTGTGGCCCAAATCTATTCTTTACCGCTGCAACCTTTAATGTTGCTTGGCCAGGGTCATAACCAAGAGTAAGTATCAGTGCAGGTAACTGACTGACCTTTCCGTGAATTGATCTGCGATGAGGTGGGTTACTAGGTGACCCATACTCTGACTGTTCTGATACGTGGTGGAGCACCATCACACAGGCCTCAGTCTTGCGTGCCATATCGTGAAGCTCCATCATAATTGCTCTTAGTCCTGCCCATTCGTTGTCCGTCTCAGCGGTGATGTTCATTAAGTTATCAATGACTATCAACTCAGGTGCCTGTCCATAGAGTTCAACGTAGGCTCTGATCTCTAACTCCAAGTCATCAATGTTTGGAGATGAATCAAAGACCCACTTGATATGTGAAAGTCTTTTGAAGTGTACGTTGTAGTACTGACTATCGTTAGCAAGGTTTGCCTCTACTGTCACCTGTGAGTGACCTGATAGATGCGAGACAGCTCTCATCATTACAGTAGTAGTATCAGTATCTGCGGAAAAGAAAAGTGTAGGAACATTAGCTTTGATTGCATAGATCAGTGCGAACATAGACTTACCAGCATTAGGTGCTGCAGCTACCATACATACCTGGCCTCTGCGAAACTTAATACCTTCGGCTGCTAACCCACTCCATACATCAGGCAATGGTGTTGCTTTGGTAAGCACACCACTCCAAGCACGGGATAGGTTAAGCACTTCTGTCCTCCTGATTCAATCTGATTCCACGATCTCTGCGGATGCGTCTGCGATCTAGGTCGGCAAGGCCACCCCAGATTCCGTGGTACTCGTTATAGATTCCCCACTCTGCACACTCAACTTTGTGTGGGCAGGAATGGCAAATAGACTTTGCAAGTTTTGCTTCAGCCTGACCAATGCCCCCTGACTCTTTCTCAGGGAACCAATAGTCTCCGCCTACTGTTGCACAACTAGGAGCTTCGTATTGACTTGGCTCCCGCATTAGTTATTTAACCCAGATTGTGTCGCACTTATCTGGCGCACCCTTTGGTGCTGCACACATATAGCCTGACCACGGACCCTTTTGTCCTACACCTGAACGTAGTGACATAGGACCGTGCTTACAAACATTACCGCTACCTGCTTGTGCAGGTGCTGCCTGTACTGGTGTTGCATTAAATGCTTGAGCAACTGCAGCAACTGTAACAGCAGCACCACCGTTGAGTTCAGCACCAGTTGCACGGATGTTAAGTGCGTTCATAGAAATATCTGCAAGACCTGCTTCTAGTTCCTGCACTGTCGCTGCGTAAAGATTGATAAGTGTTCCATCATTTAACTTGTAATTGATCTGGAACTTTGTTCCTTCTGTAGCCATCTACTTGCCTCCACTTTGCTTAATTGATAGTCGCTGGCTTTCAGCTCCTACCTTCTTAGGGACAAACCCTAATAGTTTTTCTACCTCGCTACTGTCAACTGACTCTCGTCCTTTAACAGTTGTCCAACTTACTTCGATACCGCTAGGTGTAACACCAAGCAGTCCTTCAAAGCTGGCCTTGAGTGAGTCTTGTTGTTTCTCAAGATCTTTTATCTGTGCTGCTAACTGTAAGTACAGCAGTGCATTCTTGTCAACATCAACGTCATCAATGATTACATCACTGACTAACGTAAGTTCTTTTTTTAGACCAACGCATCCCATCTGCCCACTTGCGTCATAGAACTTGCAGTAGTGCTGAC